GACGTAGAAAAGCGCGTCCTGAAGGCACGTGAGCGCGGCGGCGACGTGCGCGAGACGGGTTGATGCGGATGCGATGAAAGGATTCTGAAAATCAGCGGCCATCAATTCGAGTTGTTTGGCCAACTCATCGAGCGGGATATTTCGGTTCATCATAGCGTCTCCAGATCAGGTGTACTGGGGCAGAGCTTGTCGCCGTCCTCGCGTTCGATGATGAGTTCAAGGATCTGCGTGCCATCCTTCGCGATGAGGGAGCAGATATGTTTGTTGTCGTCGTAAATTGAGAGCGCTTTCGCGCCGTTTTCTTGCTCCTCGCCCGTCAGAATTGCGTTGAACAGATCGACGATGGTCTGGGCGTTGGCTTTTGATTGGATGGTTAGTTTCATTTCTTTGCTGTTGTTTGACTGGTTTCGAGAGAGGAAAGTTTTCGCATGACGCGACGACCATAGGCGCGGGAAGAGGACCGCTTGAGGGCTTTTGGCCCACCTTGCCAGATGCGCGCCAGCGATTCGTCGCTGAGATTGCGTCCGTAATGGCTTAGGTATGCGTTGGCGATGAACGTCGCGACGGCTCGATTCGTTACCTGAGTGTGCGCGTAATGCGTCCCCATCAGGCGATTCGCGTCGCGTACCATGATCGGCTTGATCTGGAGCGCGCCAAGCTCGCCGTGACGGCCACGGGCATGATCGTTTCCGTGGGATTCGATTTGAATCAGGGCCGAAAGAAGCAATGGATGCATGATTTGATGCGCGGATGCGGTTTATTCTTGGGATTTGATGCGCGGGGGATGTTTTAGCCGGTCGATTGCGGATTGTCTCGCATAACCGTACGAACCACACGACCGCCGAATCGCTTGACTAGTCGATGCGCGTCGCGTTTGGCGTTTCGACCTTGAAACGTGTACTCGCTTCGACCGTAAAAAGCGGTCCAGTAAACTTTCACGGTTGTTGTCCTTTCGCCTTCCTGATGATGGCGCGAGCAAAGTCTAAGTCGTCGTCGTCGGCCATAGGGTGCGCGAGACGTTCGAGGGCGGAGAGAAGATCAGGCGCGGAGGCGATTAGACAAGAATTCGATTCATCCTCGTCTGAGTTCTCGTTTTGCAACGCGCAAAAGGCAACCGTTCGCTCGTTTTCGTCGATGATTCCAATATGGCAATTGCCGGAATGATCGACCCGCCAAGGGCCGGGAGTGTGGTTCACAGGCTACCTCCAATCGCCTTTTCGATAACCGGGGCAATTCTAGCGCGAATCCATTCGGGCGATTCTCCGGCGTTTGAGTAAATCAGAGCCAGCACCTCCAGCATTTCAGGCGCGGAGGCGATGAGCGTCGCATTTGCAAGCGGTTCGTCCATGTGAGGCGCGAAGGCGCTTACGTTGATGAAGGCGAGGGATAGCGCGCCGTGTGTATGGTTCACCGATTCGTCGCGACCATCGATGATCTTAAGAGTCGAATGCGTTGGGTCGAATTGATCCTCGTCGAATCGGACAAGCCAAGGGCCGGGGGTATGGGTTTTCATTGGGTTCAGGCGTTGATGGTGAATGATTCTGCGAAACGAAGACCTTCGGCGCGGCCTGATTCGGAGCCGCCTAGAACGACAGCCTCGCACGCGGAATCCGATAGCTGGCGCGCATAGGCGTTCCAATGTTCGCCTGCGTCGCAATAGGGGATTCCGCAATCGCGGTTCAGGACATGGGCAAACGACGAATAAAAGTCAGCGCGAACGGATTCAACCGCATCTTCCATTTCGATGACGCGGAGCAATTGCGCGTCCATGCGGGATAATTCCATGCGCGGGAGGATAATCTCTACGGCAAAGTCTGTCGCGTCCGCCCAGACGGAGCTGTAGGCGTTCGTTTTGAGCCACAGGGAGCCGTCGTTGAAAAGGTGATAGACGGACGAATCGGGATTGCCGATACCGCCAGCGTCGCGAATGGATTCGGATCGGTTGTCCGCGAACGGAGGGAGTTCCTCGATTAAGTCCTGCTCTTCAGGCGCGAGCCAAAGAAAATTGTCGTTGAGGTAATGCTGGCGCACATAGGCGAGCGCGGCCTGAGGTAGGTTGTCCGCGTGGAATGATAGCAGGACCGTCTCGCGAGCGATAATGCGTTCAAGAATGGGGATTAGCTTTGGATTCATGATTCGTGATTTGATTTGAGGAAGGACTTTATGGCCTACCCTTTCGCACCACGCTTTCGCATGATGCGCGGAGGATAGGTCATTCGGCCAGTGCGCGAAGAGCTTTGAGCGTTGGCTTACCTTTACCGCCGATTGCGCGCCATGCTTTGACGGATAGTTCGCCGTCGTATTGCCAAGTCGATGCGCCGTTGAGCGTTGCGCGGCAGGATTCTAGGAACCGTTCCAGCTTGTCGGGATTGGATGCCCAAGGGAGCGCGGAAACGGATTTGCGGTATTCAGAGAGGAAGGATGATTTATTCATTGGATGCGCGGGGATAAATTAAGCGGTGAAGATATGCGCCATGCTGCCGTCGGGGAGCGAGCCGGATACAAAAGCGCGGTTCCAAAAGTTGGTTTCGCGGGGCGTGCCTTTCGATTCGTCTTCGTTAAGAAAACGAGTCACAAGCGCGAGAACTGCCGCGCGGTGGGTTTCGTCACCTGTCAATTCATGCGGGTAGGGGATGACGATAGAACCGCGAGCGCACTTTGCTTTGATGCGTGAACCTTTTGATTCAGTCGCTGACAGGTATTTGGTTTGGATTGATTGCATGGGATTGGATTTATTGAATCGGGAATCGGGATGATTCACCGCTGCAATCCACTCTTTCGAATGGACTGGCGCGGGGAGTCAAAGGGAGCCGTTCGATTCGGCAATGTCGCCCCATGAAGCGATTCGATAGTGTCCATTCATTCGGACGATTGTGGGCGCATAAGTGTCGCCAATGTTCAGGTATTCAACCCAAGTACCGTTTCTAGTCTGAAAGGCTTCGATGCCGAAGGTTTCAAGCAATGCGTCAAGGCAATGAAGGCGCACGTCTGAGGTTGATGGGGCGTGGTAGCACTCGCGCACTCGCGCATCACCGGCGGGGAGCGATTCAAGTTCGGAACGGCGCATTCGGAAGATAGCCTTGGCTTCCTTTCCTTTGCCGGGGAAAGCCGATTCAATAGACGTAACGGACGGGGAGCGGAAACGGGGAGCGGATTTGGTTATGGTCATGGGATTTGATTTGGATTTATTCGGTGACAAGTGACTCCTCAGATTCAACGGCGCAGTGAAGTTCGAACCAAACGCATTCAAGCTCCGAGGAAACTTGCGCGATTGCCTCGGTGACTTCAGCGGGGAATAAATCAGCGTTTTCCCCGTCCATTCCGCGATACCGAAAGGATTCGGCTGCGGCAGACATAAAGGAGAGCAAAGTCTCAAAAGCGGATTCCATCGAAGGATTCCCGCGCAGAGTCAAATCAGTGACTCGGTGTTCACCGAAAGGACCGTCAAGGATGAAGCCGGACGGGGAAAGCGAGACGGTGATTTGCTCGCCTCCTTTGCCGATAGAAACGGCGGGGAGAAGGCGCGCTGAGATTAGGAACGGAGCGGATAGCTTCATGGGATTTGATTTGGATTTGATCGGCTTTGATTGGCCGCTATTCCCTACCGTTGCCGATAGGGAAGCGCGGGGAATCAGAACACGCGAATTGATCGAGACAACGGGCTTGTTACGCCCATGTCCGTCACTTGGTTGATGTAGCGGGGAACAGATTCAACCGGCGAGTTTTCGTCTGCTTCAATGGCTTCAATAAAATCAATGGCAGACGGGATTTTGACGTCTTCCGTTCCGCGAATCTTTGCCCATGCTTTCCGATAGTCTGGGTGCGAAATGCCAATTGAGTAGGATAAAGAACGGACAGCATGCATGTCTGCTTGGTGCCAATTCCCTGCGTCATGATGGCGAATCGCGCTTGCAAGGCAGAGACGTGCCGATGATTCCATCGCTGCACCGTTGCCGACGTGATTTCGGGCTGTTTGAATGATGTTCATGGGATTAGTGGTTGGGAGTGAAGTTGAGTGTCGTTTCGAGATAGGCTTGGATTAGGACGAGAGAGATGATTGCAGCTGCAATGAATAGGTGTTTTAGGGTGGGGCGTTTCACTTTAGCCCTTTGCGTTTGAAGATGGCGCAGACTTCGGCAAAGCGTGCGGTTTGGCATGGTGAATAGTGGACAAGCCAGATCTGGTTTTTATTGGCGCGGACAAACCGGGAAGGACGCGAATCTTTGCCGCATTTGACCCATTGCCCCCGTTGCAAACGGAGCGCGCCAGAGTAAAGGGAATCCTGAACGCCGTTATCCCAAAGATCTAAGATAGGAGTGAATTTCATCTGGGGACACTATGGGGCAAAAGCCTGTCGGTTGCAAGGTTTTATTGGATTTATTTTGAGATTCTTTCAAGGGACAGGGGGACGCACAGAAGAGACGGGTCAAAGTCAAGATAAATCGAAAGAAAAGTGAAGAAAAGTGAAGTGAAAAGGCCCGCTATCCTCACCTTACTTTCAAATCAAAGCCCGGATTTTAACGATAAAGTGGCGTACAAGATGTAGTGGTGTCGGATTTTAGGTATACTATATGTAGTGGTGTTTTTGTTTGGACACTTGGCATGCTTTGTGGGACAAAGTGAGCGTGAACAAAGAGAAATGGGAGCAAGCTAAGAGTCTTTATCTGGCGGGAATGGAATGGAAAGCAATTGCAAACGATTTGCAACTGTCGCAGGCAACGCTACAGACTCGCGCCAGTCGTGAGGGAATCACAAAATTGAAGGCGCAAATGCAAACGATTTGCACTGAAAAGAAAACCCAATCATTGGAAAGCCTGTCGGCAATCGTTCGGAGCAAACTTGCGGAAGATGCAGCTGCAACGATTGAACGCGTCAATGGATACGAATTGGATGGAATCAAAGACGAATCAACACGGGAGCAAATACTTGGGAGCGTAGCCAAACGCTCTGCGCTTGTGTTTGGATGGTCCGAAGGTAACGAAAGCACGTCTGTCAGCATCAACTTGCTGGGTTCAATGCCAGATAAGTTGTTCCACGTGGAACAAAGCGTGAATCCCGTTTGAAGTGAATATAACAGACATAGTGCAACGGGGGAAAACTTATGGTCAGGATAAGTAAATCTAATGAGGCAAAAGGATTGTTTTCCTATGGATTAAGTCAAGATTGCCGGCGACTGGGCCGGCCCCCTTTTGGGGTGGCTTCGTTTACGATACCCCCCTCAAAAATTTTCCGTCTTTTTGACCATGTTAAGTAAAATTAAAATTGGTCAAGTTATTTCTCTCAATCAAGCTGAGAGGAAGTTGGCCCACTTCGTAGCCAAGAATCGCAACGGCAATAACCGTCATTTCAACACTACGAACTTGAAGATAAGCGCGGATGACCCTGCGGCGGTGGATCTGGAAGGCGTGTGCGGCGAGATAGCTTTCTGTAAGCTATTTAATGTCTACCCCGACATCGACACGGACCGCGAGCCACCGCACCCGCTCTACGACGCGATTATCCCGCCTATCCCTCCGGGCATTCGAATCGATGTGAAGACGACGAAGTACGAGAATGGCAAGCTACTGGTCGATGCGCGCAAAGGTTCCAAGACCGACGGCGTGGATTTCTACGCTCTGATGACGGGTCAATTCCCCGGTCCGTATACGTTCCGAGGATTCATCGCGAAGGAACATATCATCCAGCCGCATAGAATAAGAACGCTCATCAAAGGATTCAAAACGTACATGGCAGATCAGAGCGAACTGACCGATAGTATTCCCGATCAAGACTTATTCTGATTGACGCGTAAGGCACCAGTATGTCTCAGTCCGGCTATCGACCTTAAGCAAGGCGGAGGCTTGGTCAGCCATCGCAAAACTGTCTAAGCGGCAATGACGCTCCGCATCGGTCAGCGCGTAGGTCCGGTCCGCCATCGTTTGATGGATGGATAGAATGGCCTACCAAATGCAGATAACGTCGGTTTAATTTTTCTCAATATGGCTTGTCCCAATGTCTTCAACGCCTTCGCCGTAGCGACTGAGTCGCTCGCGCAGGACGTCTATAAACGCGCCTCGTATCGCTCGATGTGGCTCAATATGATTGAGCGCGGAGAGTATCCTCAAGGTACTGGCTTGACCCAGACCTCGTTCAACACGACCAGCATCGAGCCGACTTCGGCTGAGGAGTGGTCGGCCATTACGCTGGCGAGCGGCTCCAACGGCGGCGCTTGCGATGTCACCTATAATGACGTTCCGGTTGGTTTCAATACCGTTACTTGGAGTCCTGAGCGTTTCGCGCTCAAGGGTCCGCTCTTGTGTAAGGATGATCTGACCTATGACCACCGCGTCGAGGCGTTCTTGCGCGTCTACTTGGAGAAGCTCTCGATTCGCGCTCAGCGTTCATGGGAGACTCGCTATCAGAATACGTTCGCGAAGTTCGCGATCAAGGCAGTGGCCGACTCGTCCTTTACTCAGGTCGAGACGATTCCCTCTGGCGTGAATGAGTTCCCGTGGATTCAGACCGGATCGGTTGGTCAGGCGCTCAATCAGTCCACCTCTGAGTTGACTCAGGAGATGCTGGATGTCGCGGCTGCTACGCTGATCCGTAATGGTGCGACGAATCCTGATAGCTCCGGCTTCATCTCGTACAGCAGCGATGGTCCGGTATTTCCGCTATACATCGGCTTGGAGGCTTCGCAGCGTATCGCTCAGAACAACCCTGCGTTCCGCGATGACTTGCGCTTCGCTGATCAGGGCAGTGGCGCTGGAGCGGAGTTGCTCAAGCGGATTGGCGCGAACCGGGTGATTAAGAACTATCGCCATGTTCCGAATCTGTTCCCGCCCCGCTTCACCTATGCCGGTGGCAAGTACACGCTGGTCCAGCCCTTCACTAGTGGTGCCGGAACCAATGGTACTGTGTTCAGCGTCAATTCGAGCTGGACGACCGCTCCGTACGAGGCTGCGTTCATCGTGACTCCGTATGTGTTCAAGAGCCACATTGTGCGGCCCGTGAATCGGGTTGGCGATTTGGCGTGGATGCCGACCAACTACATGGGCGAATGGCAGTGGGTGACTGGTGCCTATAAGTTCAATACGGACTGCGAAGATCCGTTGGAGAAGAAGGGTCAGCATTATGCTGAGTTCGTTCACGCAAGTGAGCCAATATTCACAAACCAAGGAATGACTATTATCTTCCGTCGTTGTTCAGGAGCGCTCACACAGGTCATCTGTAGCTGATTTCCTCAGCAAAACGCAAGAATCCGCAGGTCGAAAGGCTTGCGGGTTTTTTGTGCCTACACTTGACGAGGTTCAAAGATTTCCTGTTTTTACTTCGCATGGAAAAATTGGTGTTGCCCAACGATAACTCTGAGCTAGTTTTGCCTCGGTTGATTCAATAGGTTGAATGTCTTGTAAATCGCCTTATTGTGAGGCACCCCGTCACTGGCCCGAAAAGTTAGTGGCGGGTTTTTTATTGCCCGTTATCGCTTAGACATTGACATCCCAATAGGTCGCGTAATGCTCCCCGTATGCCGTCATTTACGATTCCAAAAGGCGTAGAAATCCCCGAGAACCTTGCGGAGGGCGAAGCGTTCCAGACTATGGCGACCATCGTTCTTGGCAAGGGCGGTAAGGCGGAGGTCATCGAGATTGATGGTGTGGCCATTCCCGGATACGAGAAGAAATCCAAGGGCAAGAAGCTGGCCGAGCGCGGTGAGGAGGAGGAGATGGAGGTAGAGGAGGGTGCGGCTCCCGGCGGCGGTGGTTTCATTGCCGAGGTGATGCAGCGCGGCGCTGGTCCGATGGCACGATAATCAATTTCCATAGAACGATATGCCAAACATCACATGCGACGAGGCGGCAACGCTCATCAACGAGGCGGCGTCGCTGGGATGTCGCTCACCGTGGGAGGTTGAGTTGGCCAAGTTGGCACTGGAGAATCGCATTGCGACGTATCTTCAGGGAGGCGGCGCGACACGCGGTGCGTATCGGTCGGTGACGACCAGCGGCAGTGTGGTGAGTGGTGATTACTTTCTGATCTGCGATGCCACGGCAGGAGCGATTGTCCTGACTCTTCCTCCGGCGGCGTTGGTTGCTGGTCGTATCTACGTTTTCAAGCGCATCAATGCTGGCGCGAATACGGTGACGGTCGATGCGTACGCGTCCGAGACGATTGATGGCGCGCTGACTCATGTGCTGTCCCCGCAATGGAATTCGATTACCATCATTTCGAACGGTACGGCTTGGTTCATCACTTCGCATCCGTTCTAAAATATTATGGCAAACATTTCTTGCGCCGATGCGGCCACACTAATTGCGGAGGCTCAGGGAGCTTCGTGCATGAGTCCGCGTGAACGCATTCTGCTGGAGATTGGCCTACTCTGGGAAGCGGCGACGCTTGGCGGAACGGCGGATATCACGGCGGATAACACGGTGATAAGCGCGGACGTGACGAGCATCACGGCGGACATGACCGAATTTCTGTAGGTCAACGAAACATTCATTTAGTCATATATGTCAAAGCAAACCATCAATATCGGCGCATCGCCGAACGACGGAACGGGGACGCCGCTGCGTACCTCGTTCGATTACTGCAACCAGAATTTTACGGAGCTGTACACGGCCACCGGCCCGAGCGGCAATAACATCGTCGTACCCGGAAACGCCACCATCACCGGCGATCTGACGGTGGCGACTAGTGCGCTGAAGGTTGATTCGACAACTGGACGATTCGCAATAAACACAGCTACTTTTGCTAGTGCTGCAATCGGAGTGATACAAAGTTCTGCTACTCGTTCAGCAGGATTCATTTTCAACAATAGTGCCGGAACTTATGGTGGCACTATCGGACTTGATGCTGCTGGAAGCGGAGGAGGAAGTCAGAATGTGGCTGTTTTAGCGGTTGGTACAGATTTGAGTCTTTATTCTGGGAACGCTCTCCAGCATAAGATTTCTAATCCCGGCGTATTTAATTGGTACGACGGCGTAGGAGGCACTCGAATGACCCTCAACTCTACGGGGTTGGGGATTGGTGTGAGTCCCGGTGTAAAACTCGATGTTCTATCCGCTTCCGCTGAAGGAACGATTCGACTGACCTCAACGATTGATGGATCCACCGCATCACCTAAAGGATCATTGTTATCATTCAGAAGCGGTTCCTCTAGTACAGAAACAGCAAGAATTGCTTCTTTTAATCGGTTTTCCAATGTTAACGGCGGCGACTTGGTGTTTTCTACTGCGGATAGTTCTCTGGTATTACAGACGCGAGCCACTATTGATTCTAGTGGTAATTTGCTGGTGGGGCAAACCACTCAATCCGTAGCTACGGTTGGAGCTTCGTTAAATTTTGGTGGTGAAATCGTGGGTTGTGTTAATGGTAATACAGTTATTTTTGTAAATCGCCTTACCTCTGACGGAACTATTGTCGATATTAGGAGAAGCGGTTTAACCGTTGGAACTATTGCAGTCACAACACTGGCAACCACTTACAACAGTATTTCAGACTATCGTTTGAAAGAAGCTGTTCAACCGATTGTTGGTGGTTTGGATCGAGTTAATGCGCTAAAGCCTTCAATCTACAAGTGGAAGTCAAACGGTTCCGATGGCGAAGGATTCATCGCCCATGAATTGGCCGACATCGTTCCTGCCGCTGTCACTGGTGAAAAGGATGCCGTGAACGCAGACGGCACTATCAGCCCTCAGGGAGTCGATCTATCTAAGGTCGTTCCCATCTTGGTTGCAGCCATACAAGAACTCACCGCCCGCGTCCAAACCCTCGAAGCCCGCTAATTTATGACCATTCTCTGGATCATCGAACGCCTTCTCGTTAAGCCTACCGAAGGCTCCCTCACCGATGTCGTAATCACCGCCGACTGGCGTTGCAACGGCACTCAGGATCAATACAGCGGCACCTGCTACGGCTCATGCTCGTTCGCTCCGCCGAGTGGTAGCTTCACGCCATATCCTGACCTGACGCAGTCGCAGGTGCTGGATTGGTGCTACGCCAATGGAGTCGATCAAGCGGCTATCGAGGCGAACGTCTCGTTGCAGATCGAGAATCAGATCAATCCTCCGGTGATTGCTCCGCCGCTGCCGTGGGTGCCGGTTTTGGTTGCACCTGTCGAAACTGTCGTCGATGCTCCGTCGGCATGATTAAAATTGAACTGACCGCCGAACAAGCGAACACCCTGCTGCAACTCATCGATATCGCCATCAAGGCTGGCGGTTTCCAGAATGCAAAGGTCGGAGTACCTCTGGCTGAAATCATTCTCGAAGCCGCCAAATCGCAGGCTCCGCTCGCTAACTAACCATCACGATGACGGACCACCACGCTTTTATTAGAGACATCTCAATCGGCGTCGGTGGTCCGATCATCGGTATTCTGGGGAACGCGGTATTTTCAGATCCTCATCTCAAGACTGCGTCGTTGGCTCTTGGCGCATTCGCCGCGCTTCTCACCTGCGCAGTCAAAGCACTCGAACTGTATCGAAAATTAAAAACAGAAAAATGAATCCTAATCTCGCCTCTCTCATTCGCCACATCTTGACCGCTGCCGGTGGTTTCCTCGTCGCCAAAGGGTTGGCCAGTGCTGATCAACTCGCTGAACTCGTAGGCGCTGTCGTAAGCATCGCTGGCGTTGGCTGGTCTGTTTACAACAACAAGAAGGCCGCGAAGGCTGCGCCCGAAGTCGCCAAAGCTGAATGAACTTCTTGGCCGACTTGGTGATGAAGCTGGTTATCTGGCTTCACGCGCTGACGAAGCAAGATGTCACAAGCGAAGATGCGAAAAAACAACCCGATCTTAAGCGCGGTCTGCTTGCTCGCATTGATGAGCATGAGCGTGAGCTGCGCGAGCCGGGTGATTTACGTCCCCCACGGTGAGCCTGTGCGCCTCGCACAGAGCGTTAAGGCGAAGGTTTGGGTGGTTGACTCTACCGGAAAAACGGTGCGTAGTAATAACCGCATCATCATCCACGAAGGCTGGTATGCACTACCAAAGGACAAATGAGCAATAACGCACCGTACAAAGGTTCACCGTCTGTTAAAGGGAGTGGCAGCGGACCTTACAAGCAGTCTCCTCCACCGAAGCCTCCAGTTAAGCCTGCCCCAAGTGGAAGCGGTCCTTATAAAGGTGGCAGTGGTCCGTATCGTAAGTGATTCAAAGCAAAATCCCCCGCTGGTAATGAAACCAATCGGGGGATAATTGTTTCTACGCGTAAAGTCAGCGTCCTAACGACTTCAGGACGTTCGTGACGAAGTCCTCGCTCTTCGAACCATTCGCATTTGATGCACGGGAGCCGCCAGCCGTTGCTTTCGAGCTAACACCGGGTTCACTGCCTCGATACTTCGCTAGTTCGGCTTGCAGGCGCTTGTTTACCTCGACCTGAGAGTAGAGAAGCTCACGGTATTTCGGTGCGGCAGCGGCCCATAGAGCGGCCTTCGCGAGGTCTTCTTCGCTGTTCTCGCCATTGAAGATCTGCTGCGCGAGGCTAAGTCGGCCAGTTAGTTCCGTGTTCCATTCGTCGTCGTTTTCACGCGGCTCAAAGATTTCCAAAGCGCGAGCGTTCTCGCTGACCTTTGTCCATGTTTTATTGGCCGACTCCAATGCAGCGCGAGTGCCTTCCTCGTTGTCCTGCTGGTACTTCGAAATGATCGAGTCGTAATCGGACTTCGCTTCGGACATCTCCGCAGACTTCTCGCCGTTAATCTCGTCGTACTTGACGATCAGAGCGCCAAGCTTCGCCTTCTTAGAGGGCGAAAGACCCTCGACAATGTCGTCGATCTGCGAGTTGCGATAATCGTTCTCAGGGGACTTGAGTAGGCCAATAAGCCTATCGCCATCGGTGCCAACGACAGATTTCATCGAGTCGAACACGCCGGTAATCTTGCCTTCGTACTTTTTGACGAAGTTGGGATGGCGCTCAATGTCGAGGAGTCGAACACGTTCGGAAAGCGCGTCACGCTCCTCCTGCAAAGTCTTGAGCTGCGCTTCGAAGTTTGGATTGGCAACCTTGCCAGACTTCATCTCTTCAAGCTGCTTGGAGAGTTGCGCCTTCTCTTCCTTGATTTTGCGGAAAGCATCAGCGGCCTTCGTAGACTTGATCGACTCAGGGATGCCAGAGTCATCAGTAGCCGAGGAATCCTCGGTAGCTGGAGCCTTCTCCTTCGGACTAAACATCCGCTCGATATCCATCTCAGACTTGCTGAGCTTGGTATTCGCGTCGGACTTAGGCTGCGTTTGCTTCTTCTGCTTAGGCTCCTCGGTTACTTGCGAAGCTTTTGCACTAGCCTCTCCAGCGGCAGCATCCTCAAGAGTGTTAGCCTTGAAAGATTCGATGAAGGAGCTTTCGAAATCAGGCGTTTGCGCGGAATTAACGGTCGGTGAGTTCAGTGGTTCTTCCATAAAATGTTAGTATTGTTTTTCAAATGTTGCTTCAGGTTCTCTCGTTGTGTCGGTTACTGCAAGTTTTCGAATGTTTTCAAGACAATGCGCGTAGCCAGCGGTTACACCGGCAGCGAAAACAATGTCCGATTCCTTGCTTCCTTGGGATGGCATAGGCACCGGCATCGACTCAGCTACGATGCGTAAAGCCATCCGAAGAATCGGATTTCGTAAAATAAGCGCAAGTTCGCCCTGTTGGCCAGCCGTTGTCCATTCGAGAATGTCTACCTCAGGCAAGTCCATCAGGCTTTTCGCCATCTCCTTGCGGTTCTTCGTCGAGCCTCTTAGCCAGTTCATCATACTTTGATTTCTTGTTTCGTTTTAGTTTATGTCTCTGCGGAATTGGATCGAGAACTTCGTCGAGTTTGATTGGGTTCTCTTTGTTGACGACGTCACGCTTGGGTCGAATCACCTTCGTCACTTCAAGCAAGTCGGCCAACGGAATCTTGATGTAACCACAGTCCACATCGTTGATTCCGTACGAGACGACAAACTTATTCTTTGCGGTATCGAAGAATGCGCCGCACGGGAACACGACCGCAGGCAATCCCGGCCACCAATCCTGCTGATTCGTTCCAGTCAGAAGCGGCAGCGTCGTCATTCGGACGATGCGGAAAGGCGGCTTTGCTTCGAAAGCGTAGGCACCCATGTAGTACCGGCGCTTCTTGTTGATCCACGGCAGTGAGCTGTGGAAGAAGGTCCAATACAGGCCGTCGCACAGAATCGGATTGGAGCCTCCGCGCACCTCGCCAAACTTCCAGAGCGGATTGAACTCGTCGGTGACGTATTCCTCCTCCTTCTCTAAACGCCCATTAAGGCGTACAACGACGTGTGGGTTGGCCGAATACACCATGTGTGGCGCATTATCGTGGACGAAGTAGAGCCAGTTCTTCTCATGCCCATCGTTGATCATGGCCTGCGCGTAGTTTTTGCCATAGATCATGTCGAAACGGCCTACGTTCAGGAACTGCTTGTCCAGAAGGAACATCCCTTGGTGCGCGTAGCTCTTGAACGGGATAAATGTCGAGCAGCTCACACCGTACTTGTCGCCGAATTTGACGACGCGAGGGTCTTCGAACTGTTCGAGGGGGTAATGGGAGATTAGCTGGGTTAGAGCTTTCTTTGTGGCGCGAAGATCCTGACTCAGCTCGAACACGACGATGTCGTTCTTCTCAATGTAGACATCCTCGTCCTTCTCGCGCTTGTTACGGCAGCGACGGGCGAAAAGCATGATTCGACCATCTGGTTCGAGCATGATTGCCGGGTTGAAGTAGTACGTCCCCGTTTCCTGCGGCAGGACGATTTTGCCAGTCTCCCAATCGGTTTGTTCACTCAGCTTGGGAACGTCATTTTTTGCGTAGCTCATTAGAAACTCGGCTGCGAATTTGATTTCATCGTAGAGGGCGAGCCAATGATCGCGCTCCTCGCGGACCTCGGTCAGATGCTCGTCATGTTCTTTGGTTCGGATCTGGAGCGTTTTGCGAAGGTCTTCGATTTCCTGAAGAAGATCCGCAGGACCATCGCCACCGTTTGCAAATCGTTTGAGAGCTTTAAGGGACAGGCTTCGGATTATGTCTTTCATCATGGATGCAGGTTTGCTCCATCTTGATAGGCCAACCTTGGGAGGATTCCGTAAAACTTCATGTGCGGAATCGAATCAACCAGCATCTGGATGTCGATTGGACACCAAACCTTCTGGTTTGTTTTCATCAGGTCGCAAGCACCGCTGTAGTTGACGTAGTAACAGTGGGTACACATGCCTCGCGTTAGCTGGTACACGTTTCCTCCGACGTGCTTGTTTTCCTCGTACGGAGAAGCGCAGCAGCTTCCGACGTAGATAACCTGCCAGTCTTCTGGAACATGATCCAACTCTTGCGTGAGCTGTTCTTTCCAGTTTTCAGACTCAAATTTGCAGTCGTCTTCAACGATCAGAAACGGCTGGTCTTTCGGATATGCACCTGACTCAACAGCCCATTTAATGGCCGACCACACAGAGAAATGGCTGAGTCCGGCGACGATGGACTTCACCTGCATCCTGCCTTTGTCCTTGGAGTTGTAATACTCCGTTGAAATTCCGCAGTTGGACGCTCTGAATCCGTAGATTGGAACCGCCTTGATTCCAAAGGATTCCATGTATTTGACGCATTCTTTTTCTCTTGGTCCTTCTGGAAGGGAAACAATAAATGCAGGTGTTTTTTCGATGTCTATTTTAATCATGCTGGAACGATGTAAATTACCCCGCGCATTGCGCCGCAGGCTTTTTCAGCCGTGTTGTAGTAATGTTTGTATCCCCTACCTTTAACGCTGTAAATTTTGTCGATCTTTGGCTTGATCCACTCAAACGTGTATTCTTGACCGTTGTATCCGTCGTAACCAAGGCCACCAGTAGGAACCTTGAAGTCGTGAATCGCGATGACAGGAAGAAGTTCGTACTTGGCGATTGCTTCAAGCTCATCAAGCAACGGGCAGTACGAGTTCCAGTGTGCGTCGAGGAAGAAGATCGTGTCGTGTCCTACGCCTCGATGCGGAATGACGTAATCCAAAATCGACTCACTTGAGCCGTGGAAAAGCTCAACGTGAACCTTTTCTTCGGAGAACTTCTTCGAGCAACGCTCAACCAGTTGCTGATCGATTTCGCACGAAACTGTTTTTTGAAAGTTTCTCGCAAGCCAAACCGTTGTATCGCCTTCGTTTGTCCCAGTCTCAACAGCGGTCGTAAGGCTGTACTTGTCTCGCAAACTTAGAAACTCCTGCTTAATGAACGTGTCTCCGTTAAATGGTGAACCCATAATTTTTAGATTTGATTTAAATTCTCTCCGTCAAAGTCAAAGTAATCGCAATCTCCAACTGGCTTAAATTCTCCGCTTTTTCTGTAAAGTTCCCGCTCTTGAATTAGATTGAAGCTAGTGTCGATTGTTTTAAAATTCTTTTCTACATGCAAATTTTTGTATTCAAGATCGTCCATAAACTTGCAGAAAGAAGCTCTAACATCTTCGTGTCTTTTGTAATCTGATTTGAAAACTCGTTTTGCATAAAAATCATCATTGGGATTTTCATCGCACCAGTGCATCGGACCGTCTTCAATTATCTGGCAGTTTTTGTTGAAAAACAACTTGTCCGCATAACCAGCTAATTCCAATCTGATTCCAAAATTGCAATCTTCGCACCCTTTTCTTGCAAAGAATTCATCGTAACCATTTATTTTTTCAAGAAACTCGACCGGAATACTGATGTTGCTTCCAAATGCCCATCCACCTCGAATCGATATTTTTTCATCTCCCGTTTGAGCTGGAGAACGGGCGTCTTCCTGATCTACCTTGAAGCTTAAGATTTTGTTGTTTTCTACAACTATTTTAGAAACCTTTTTGTAAGATCCACAAAGAACAATCTTATCTTCAGCAGCTTTTCTGTGATAGTTTATCCATCCATCACACAGCGCGCTTAGATCATCGACAAAAACAATATGATCATGTTCTGCAACGAGGATTCCGGTGTTTCTGGTCGCAGAAACATCAAAGAAATTGATTTTTGTTTTTCGATGTTTTCCTATCCAAATCGATGGTTTGGGAGATATGTGCAGATATTCAAATCTGCCATTCACGATTTTCTTTAGCTTTTCTTTTCTGTCCTCTTCGTAGTCAACGAAAGAGTCGATGAAGACAATCTGATCGGTGACAACTCCTGATTCGTACTGGGAAATCAAGGTTTCAACGAACCATTGAAACATCGGCTGCTTTCTAGCCGTTACATAGTTGATCGATAATTTTATGCCCATTTTTCATCCCTGACGCGACAAGTTGGATTCCGCAGTTGCATTCGCACGCTGAATATCAGCGGTTGTCTTCGCATTCCGGCGTGACAAATCTGCCATCGCCTTCGTGTTCTGACGTTGAATGTTGGCCATAGTCTCGGCGTTCTGGCGAGCGATTTTCGCTTGAACCTCCGCGTTCATCACGGCGGTACGAGGATCGGAGCCTTGCTGAATCGCCTGAGCTTGCTGCTGCTGCGCCATCGCTTGCTGCTGCTCTTGGAGCATCTGGCCAAGCTGCTCAACGGTCTGCCCGAGCATCCCGAGCTGCTGGACGTACGCATCGACCTGCTGCTTGCGCGACGGATCGGTTGCGAGCCTCTGGATGTGCTGCTGAACATGCTGACCAATACCCTGCATGAAGAGCATGATTTCCTCTGGGTTTCCGCCACCTTGAAGCGATGACGCTGCTTCGTTCGCCGCGCCAAGGTGAGTCTCGATGTGGATGATCTGATTCTGCGTATCGGTGACGAGCGGCATGTTGCCCTGACGTAGTGAGGCGTGTTCCAGAACGGCCAGAGCGGCTTGATCCTGCGTACGAGACGACTGGAGCTGAGAGGGCAGATAACGATCCACCATCTGTTGGCCAACCTGTGCGGCAATATAGTCCTTGAGCAGGTTAATTTTGCCGCCCTCTGGAAGCGAACCGGACAACTGGAGAAGCGAACCGAGGAGCTGTTGCTTAGCGAACTGTGAACCTTGGCCCACGGTCCTAGTCGCTTCAACGTAGTCGATATCGATCATCGCCTGCACCGGAACGCCGCGCTCTTTGCATCGACGCTGGAACTCGATGGCGTCCTTATCGGACTTCGTAATCGGGTTCAGATTAGGATTCGAAGCGCGGTTGTACCGTTCCTCAAAGAAGGAATCGAGCTGAGTGTAATACCGGCTCAACTGCGTCTTACCGATTGCGGACTGCTGCGAGACGATGGCTTGGACTTCCGTCGCTGTCCGTGGGTTGCCCTGCGGCTTGTTGAGCGATTGGCGATACTGAGAGAGATTGCCTTGAAGAACATTTTCAAGGTCCGCATTGACCGCCATTGGAGCATCCAGAACTCCAGCAATATTCTGCTGAACGACTTCGTAATCTGGCGGAAGAATGGCATACGGTCCTTGCTGTACGACGCTTGTCTTGCTCAGCGCATTGGCGTTCAGGGGTCGGAATAGAATCTGAGTCCTCGCAAACGCGCTGTCTACCATTGAGCAGCGAAGACGATTCTTTAGCTCCATCGGCTGAAGCATCTTGATACCTAAGCCCTTAACACCGTGATGTTCGCCGTCGCCACGGTCGTAGTACATCGGATGAATGACCTGCTCCCACCGGCTGAACCGGCGAAGCTTGCGATACATAAAGCTCTCGCTGTCGCGTTCGTCGATGATTACATGGCTGATCTGACCATCGAATTCCTTGTAGAAAACGTGGCACATCAAGACCACCTCGGAACGAGCGGAAAACGTGATGTCGTTCGAGCGAAGCTGCTTCTGGAAGAACTCCCAGTCGTACTGAACACCTGAGCGATACGGCTCGGGCATCGCGGCACGAATGCGCTCGCGGACATAATCGACATCCCAACCGGAAGCTTTTGCCGCCTTTTCGTCTTGGATCTTCTCGAACAGATCATCCACGCCCATGCGCGTACGGACGCAGGCCACCTTCCAGTCGCTCACGTTTGACTTGGTGCCGTCTGGGACGAGCAGATCCGTCGCCATGATGGCTTTGCAGCGCCAGTTGGTGTTGTCCTCGAAGATCAACGGACCGTCGCCAATGAGAACCATCTCACGCTGCGAGAGCTGCATGATGTAGTCGAAGTCCTTGTCGAGCTTCTGGAGCCGGTCAAACTCCTCGGTGATGATCTTCGACCATTCCTCCCGCTTATCCATGTCGTTGCCGTACGCGGTACGAATGTTCGTGTAGGTCGGAACCTCGGCGAACACATCGTAGAAGGCTGACATCGCCAGCGTGAGGAACGCTTCCGACTCACGGAAGTTGACGTTGGTGCGAAACGCTTGGTTGTTGCGGCGCAGTTCTGCTGGATTGTACGGAGGATTTCCATCGACCAGACCGCGCAGCTTGGCTCGCGTACTATTACGCAGCTCATCGGCCATGATAAGCTTCTGGAAGATTTCGCGAGCGGATGCCGCGTCGGCTATGCGCGTTTCAGGCGCTTTGCCGTCTTCGTTGATAGTTTCAAGCGGCAGTTGGGCTAGGTTTCCGTACATGGTCGTTTTTTCCAGCAGTGAGCCGGAAGGTTTTCGTTCTCTGTAGCGTCCGAGAATTTATGAAGGGTTTCAATGGGAAACCAAACCATGCTTCTGATAAAGCAACCGCAAAACTCGCAGCTTTGCAGGCTTTCGTCTACCGGAGTGCTGCCGTGTTGAGAGAAAGTTTTGACAGCATCCTTTAGCACACGGGCGTTGCATCCTGTGCATCCGAGTGGTTTTCGATTGTAAACGCAGGTCGAGCAGATGCTTGCGCGTCGATTTGCTTCCGCCTGATCCACCTTACCGCCGCCAACCGTAAGTCCGTGGAGAAGACTCATGCTAAACCGGATGACGTCTCCGATCTGAA